ACTTGCACTCGCAGAAGTTGCAGATGTCGCTGCAGCAGTTGCCGATGTAGCAGAAGAAGTAGCACTTGTAGCAGCGGCTGTTGCCGATGATGCAGATGCGCTAGCAGAAGTAGCAGATGCTGTTGCACTGTTAGCAGAAGCGGTAGCACTTGCTGCAGCACTAGTTGCGCTAGTTGCTGCTGCCGTAGCCGAGGCTGCTGCTGAGGTTGCACTTGTAGATGCTGCGGTTGCGCTAACTGCTGCTGAGGCAGCGCTTGTCGCTGCTGCTGTTGCTGATGTTGCTGCTGTTACCGCACTGGCTGCTGCGCTTGTAGCACTTGTTGCAGCCGCTGTTGCTGATGCTGCTGCACTAGTTGCTGATGTGGCTGCAGCGGTAGCAGAGTTAGCAGAAGATGTTGCATAGCCTGCAATAGTAGCCACAGAGTTTGCAGCAGTTGTTGCAGAAGCAGCAGCGCTTGTGGCGCTTGTTGCAGCACTTGTGGCACTTGTGGCTGCTGCTGCTACCTGAGCATCCGCAAAGTCTTTGCGTACTGCATCACTATCTAGCGTTGGTGTAGCAAGATTTGTAATCTTAAACCCACCAGCATTAAGAGCATCACCCATAGTCTTGTTAGTAAGAGTCTGTACTGCGTTAGCAATTACTACTGTACCAGTTGTATTAGGCAGGGTAATCGTGTTATCTTGAGTTGGCTCTGCTACTGTAAGGAATGTCTCGTGAGCATCAGCAGTTGCACCTTCAAAGGTAATGGTTGCATCTACACCAGCACCAGAGATGCTTGGGTTGGTAATTGTAGGGCTTGTGAGAGTCTTGTTAGTCAGTGTCTGATACTTAAGGGTACCTACAACGTCACCTTCGCCTGATGCGATACCGTGCATTGTGTGAGCACCAGTACCATCGTTGTATCCACCAGTTGCTTCAATGTGAAGGTTGGCTTCGCGGAAGTCACGACCAATTGCCATATGTCGAACAGCAGCACCAGCAGAGTGAGCCTGACCAGTACCCGCATTCTCGACACCACGAGTAATTGTTAATACGTTAGTACTAACTGCTGTGACATCTACAATTTCTTCGAGCGCTGTATCTGGGTCAATGACAACAGTAAATGTTGTACCAGCGGGGACGGTTGCTCCACCAAGTAGCGCTGAGCCAGATACTACCGTACAACTTGTTGCTGTATCTGTAATACCTGCTGCTAGCGTAGTTTGCTGGGAGCGAGAGGAGTATTTTCTTGTTGTCATTTAGTTACCTATCGGCTGTAGTGGACGCGAATTGGATATTGGGCTTGTTGTCTGTCTGTCTCTTCCTTAAGGCGTTGCTGGTACAATGCGTACAATTGCTTGGTAGCAGTACCGCTAGCACCGAACGGACGCTTGCTGTCTGTCTCATCAGCCTGTGGGCTAACTTGAGCAGCACGTGCAGGGTCTAAGTATGTAAGAAGACGATATGATGCGCCAAGAATTGCTACGTCCCGTGTAGAATTTGGCAGACCAGTTTGTGTTGAGTACTCTTGTGTAGTGTTGTTTGTGAATGGTTCAGGGTCTGTTGCATAGACAACTTTGATTGTACGACCAGGCTGTACCCAGTCACCAATCGTTACTGTCTGTGCTCCAGAACCAAATGCTGTTGTAGATGCTAGTGCATCCCATGACCAGTGACGGATAGGAATCCATTCCTGAGAAGGTCCAATGTCTTGCCACATCATTGACATCACGTTGTGAATGTTTAAGTTGTTGAATGCATACGTTGTCTGTGCTGCATTAAAAGTAAATGTTGTTGTTTTGACTGCAAAGATAATAGCGCCAAAGGCTGCAATAGTATCATTAATTGCCTTCTTGATAACATAGCGCGGGAAGGTTGGTGTAATTGTAACCTTGTCGCCAGCGGTGTGCTCTCCTCTAGTTGTACCTAGGTAGCCACGACCCCAAGGTGGTACAGTTGCTGTGTTAGATACACGGTCAAATGAATCTAGCCAGATTAACTCTTCACCAATTTCAATTGTGCCTTTACCAATATTATCAGTAGAAGCCAACTGTAGGATGATTGGGTTGGCAATAGTAGATGCATCTGCAGTTACGTCTTCTGTGATGTAAGTTGCTCTGTCCTGCTGGTATGTATAACCTGCAAGGTTGATGAGCACTTCATCAATCATACTATCCAAATTAGGCATTGATAGTCCTTAATGCTGCGACAGCAGATAGTCCAGTAGTAGATGCTAACTCATTACAGATAGCATTAAGATTCTTAAAATTGTTAGGTTGACGATTTGCATCAGCCTTATAGTTAAGAGCACCAATTAGCCCCTTACCTGATGTTCCAGCCCAGGCATTGGCAGCACCCTGCGATTCTTTGAACGCAGTCATTAGTGGATAATCTCCACCATTTGCTAAACGATTAAGTTCAGCGCACATTGATAAACCAGGAATGCTTGCCATGCTTGGACCTCTTTCTTAAATTACTTGCGCTTGTTAGATGCCATTGAGGCAGATGCTGCCTTCTTTTTTGTGACAGATGAAGCAGCCTTTTTTGCAATTGCTTTATTTGCTGCTGCACGTGCTGCATCTGGACCAGACATACGTGACTGGATAGTTGCACGTGCTCCTGATTGACCAGCCTTTGAAGCGTACTCTGATGGAGTACCTTTGCCTGACTTAGCCTGAGTCATAGTTGTCTTACCAAATGAACCCTTTGGGCCAACTGTAACCTTTGCTGCTGCAGCCTTTGGTCCTGCTGCTGCCTTGTACTTTGCCATCATTGCTGGAGAGATTGTATTCTTTCCAGTTCCTAGTAGCGCCTTACCAATACCAGACTTTGCTGCTGATGCAACTGCTGGTGATAATTTAGCGGCTGCTGCCACACCCTTACCCTTTGATGCTGCTAGCACACCAAGTGCTGCTGCTCCGTAAAGTCCACCAACTACTTTACCAAAATTAGAATTGTTCTTTGTCTTTGTTGCTGGCTTTGCTGCAGGCTTTGTTGAAGGCTTGCTTGCCATAGGTTTAGTTGCGCCAGCACGTGCAGCATCTGCTGATGTTGACTTTACTGGAGCATACTTTGTCTTTGCTGCTTCTAGACGCTTTGCGCCGTACATGCGACGTACACCTTCTTGGAACTCACGTGCCATTCCGCCAGATGTCTTACCATTCTTACCAGCCAACGCTAGAGCCTTTGTCATGCCCATACGCTTGATGTCATCAATAGTTGACTGTGATACCTTGCCAACTAGAGCATCTCCTGATAAACCTTTTCCTCCGCCTTTGCGAAGTTTTCCTGTTACGGGTTTCATTGCCATTACCATTTCACCTTGTCTGCCCAATATGCGGCACTCATTTTACCTTTGGATATATTGCTTGCGTGTCTTGCTTTGAAAGACTTTCTTCGTGCTGCATTGGCAGCAGTTTCTCCTGCTTTTTTAGGTGAGCCAGAAACGCCTTGTTGTCCAAAACGTATGGTCTTAATCTGGCTACCTACCTTAGCCACAACAACGTGTGACTTAGTAGGGTGGCTTGGTGTACGCTTTGGTTGATTAAAACCTGCGACACCAGCCCGAGTCAATCTTGAGTCTTTCATTATCGATACCTTGCTGTCTTTTTTGCTATCTTTTTAGGTTGCCTTACGAACTGCTTACCTTGCTTTGTTCCTTCACGCTTTGCCTTTGATGTTGCAGCATACTCTGATGCAGTCAAGGACTTGCGTGCTTTTTCAGGGAGGTATCTTTCTCCAGTAGCCTTAGCACCTTGCGTACTAGGTCCACCAGATTTCGTTCCCCATTTTTCTTTAGTCCATTTGGATAAAGACTTTTGCTTAGATGTCTTGGCGCCAGAGTAGCCACCGCCAGCCTTCTTGTAAGCCTGTGCCAACAATTGCGCTTTACGAGCAGACCATTGACCAGGGTTACCACCTTTAGAACCAGACATAATTCGGTTCTTGATGCTTTCCCGTAACTCTGGTTTAGTGTATGCCATTACTTCTTCTTTGCTGCCTTTGCTAACTTTGCTGCATTTTGGCGACGTGCGCTATCTGCAGTAGTTGCACGTGGAGGCGTTGGATATCCATATTTCTTTTGCAGAATCTTTGCCATTGCTGCATCTTGTGGTGTCATTTTACCTGGCATAATTACATACCACGCTTTCTTACCATTGATGACTTCTTTGCTACGCGCTTTGCAGTCTTCTTGACAGCCTTCTTCATTGGCTTGCCTGACTTCTTAGCCTCAGCCTTAGCCATTGCCATACCTTTTGCTGTATAAGCGAACTCTTTGTTTCCTACCATTGGCATTATATTGCTCCCACTTCTTTAAGTACTTCAACCGATTTTTTATTAATGTCTTGCGCCTTGGGCATCGTGTTGGCATCGTAAGGCTTATTGAGAGCCTCACTAGCAGCGTACGCCTGCTGGATGTGTCTATGTGTTGTTCCTGCTGGTTGGATGCCTTGTGCTCTCGCATCTTTATAGGCATTCAATTCTCCAACCCACTTCTTGTCAGAAATAGGTCGTTTTGCATCTCCTGCATTAAGTTGTAGATTTTTAGCCTTACAGCCAAAACATTCAGGTCCACACTTGGTGTGGTCTATAAACACATCGATAGTTGGAAATGGTTCCTCTGATGTGGTATTGCATTCAGTGCAACCATACAAAGCAGAATAAGGAATCATATCCCCATCTTCTAATCTATAGCCCCACTTAAGAACTTTACTAATATGTTCGTGTTCCATTTGTCCCTACAGTTCTGTAAAGTTTGCCTCTGTAATATCAATATCTGCTGCAATGAGAGCAGCCTTAGTTGCGTCACTTACTTCATAGTTTCTTCCGCCACGATAAACTTCTTCGTATTTAGGAATATCAGAATCTACTAGGTAACGTGCAAGATAGTAGACACCTTCGTCTTTTACTACTGATACGCCAACGTCCATCTTGTAAAAGTAAAATAGGCGTGCTCCGCCTATAGGACCTTCTTGTACTGTTGGTGTTTTGAATAGCCAAGTAGCCATTAGTCCTCCTTAGTGAACTTACTGATGAGCAGAGGTTTCCCTCTGCCCACCCGTCAATTAACTACTAGAGAGCAGCGATTGATGAGCCTGTTTCGATACGATACAGTGCTTCTTCACGGTAGCGTGCAAAGCCGAGTACGCCGTACCAACCCATTGGGCGGAAACGCATCAACTTGTCAACAACTGGTCCGATAACTGTGTGTGGTTCTTCTGCAACAGCCTGAGCCATTGCTTGCTTTCCACATACGATTGTAGAGAATACGCGAGTTACTGGAGTTACAGTTACTGTCGCTCCAACTGTTACTGCTGCAGTGTTTGCTGTGTCAACTGTAATGGTTGTTGTTGAACCACTTGTTGAGATAGCAGTAATCTTTGCACCAGATGCAATACCTGTTGCAGCAATCTTGTCGCCAACTTCGGCGCGAGATGCGATAACAGATGATGAAGCAACACCAATAGTAAATCCTGCTGATGTTCCTGCAACTGTTGCTGTTGTTGTAGCCAATGCTGTCTGGTCTGCACCTGACTTAGTTGAATACAAACGTGGTGACTCTACGAAGAATGCTCCTTCGTACTGTCCAATTTCTCCTGCCCAGATGTTATCTGGTGCTGAGTAATTGTGTGGGTCGCGCCATCCTGCTGCGCCTGTCTCTGCACGAAGGTCGTGTGAAACTTCTGGGTGGATACCTGTCCAGTATAGTGAACCCTTGCGGTATGCAGCCTTTGCTGAACGCAACTTAGCAACAGCCTTGCGGATGTCTGCTGAGTCTAGTGTTGCAGCAGCAGTGATTGTTGCTGTTGATGTAGCGGTTGAACCGCCGTAGATTACGTTGCTTCCACCGTTAAGTGTAGTCATCGCAACCTTATCGATTGAGTCTGCAAGGTTGAAAGCGATTACGTTAGCAATTGCTGGGTCAACGTCTGCAAGTGAGAATAGTTCCAAAGCACGTGTTACAAGAACAGAGTTACCGTACTCATTAAGAGTAATTGTAACTGTGTTAGGTGTTGACAATGCTACTGCATCTGGGTCAACTGTCTCTGTAAGTGTGTCTGTTACTGCGTTTAGGTCAACGTACTTCTGTAGAACTACTGTTGAACCTGGGATTGATTGCTGTGCTGGAGTCTTGTCTGCGACTGAACGAATTAGTGGTTCGGCGCGGAGAGCGAACTCAAGAAGACGGTCATACGCCTTCTGTACAAGACCTGCACCGCCAACTGTACCTCCGAGAGAGGTACTGCCTGTTGATGTATAGGCATTAGCCATGTGGTCACCTCCAAGTGACTATGAACGGATAAATTATTGTTGCGAGCGAAGAATTGCTAGGATGTCCTCTTCGGATGTTGCTTGGGACATTCTGTATTCAATATCGTTTGCTCGGTCTGGCGTCAAAGCATTCTGTGTAACCATATCTTGGTTGCGCAACGCTGCGCGGTCCTGTTGGCTCACATCTGACTCTTCTGCAACCGTTAGTCCGAACAAGTCTGCATTATCATCAAGCCAGTTAGAAACTGACTCCTCGTTAATGTCATCCAAGTCCTTCATTACTAAACGGGCTGCCTTAAGATTGACGCCTTTCTTTTCTAGTGTCGACTTGACAATTGCCTCACGCTGCGCCTTGGAGAAACCTTCAAGTTGCTCTGTGAGTTCTTTAATACGCTTCTCGTCTGCACGCTTGGCTTTACGCAACTTTTTAAGTAAGTCGCTTCCATCCATAGGTGCTTCTTCGATTGTATCTAGTTCATCGTCTTCGTCGTCCCAGTAGTTGTTGCTCATAGCAACGCCACCCTTCTATTCGTAGTTAGTTCGCAGGCCACAGATTCCATTCGGGGAAATGGTCTGGCTCCTACTGTCGGTCTATTACACTGGTGGGGCCGATGGGTCCACTCAGGATTTTATTATATTACTCTGTTTGCTCTGTTGCGTGATGCTAGGCTTCGTGAACCAAATGTTCCAGAAGCACCAGAGAAGCGTGCTGCTTCCTTTTCTGCTTCTAGACGGATGCGTTCTTGTTCCTTGACATCTTGTTGGAAAGTAGACTTGATAAGACTTTCTTGAGCGGTAGAAGGCTTAACTGCTTGACCTGTGCTAATTTCAGTTAACTTTTGTAGAGGGACTGCGCCCTTGGCAACTGTAGCAAAGTTAGTAAGTGATGTACCGTAGTCAAAGTTTCTAGCAGCAATATCTGCAGCAAGTGCGTTATCGATAGTAAGACCTTGTGACTTAGCAGCAGATAATACGCTAACTTCCTTGATTTGCTTCTGCAGTTCGTCTGCACCGCGCTTACCAAGTAGAAGTGCTTTGGCAATAGATGTTCTATCTATTCCTGGCGCTACAACCTGTAGGTCTCTCTTAAGTTGCTCTGGTGCATTATCAATAGTCATAAAGACATCATTTACTAGGTTAAGTACAGCAGCAACTGACTTACCAGTTCCTAGTACTTCTCCAAGAATCTCTTGAGTTGCCAAATCTGCTAGACCAACTTCACGTAGTTTATCACCGAGAGTTGCCTCTGACTTAAAGAACTCTGCAATAGTTGGTACGTCGATTGCTTCACCCTTTGCAAGGCGGTCCTGTAGGGCAAACACACCAGCAAAACGCTTGGTGAATGGTTCTAGTTCTGGCTTGTTACGTGCATCCTGCAAAGCAAGATTAAGTGATTCATCAATAGTAGAACCACTCTTATAGTAACTTGATACAACCTTAAATAAGGCGTTAGCCCATGGCTGTGACATTTCTTTTGCACCAAAGAATAATGCAAGTGTATTCTTAAAAGTATCTTGGGCTAGCGTTCTATCGCTGCCAGTTTCCATGCCAGTTGCGCCTGGATTTACAAGTGTATTAGTCCAGCCTGCAACATTATCCCAAGTCCAGTTACCAGCCTCTGTGGGCTTTGCTGGCATCTTGTAAGTCTTTGACACTGGGTCATACACGAATGCGGGAGGAGTTCCTACTGGTCTTTCTGGTACTTCATTAGGAGCAGGTGCTACGTAGCCTGGGTCTCCAGGCTTTAATACGTATCCTGGGTCACCAAACTTTAATACCTTACCAGTAGAAGTAGTCTGTGTTGTTTTGAGTCCTGTACCAGATACAAGATTTCCTTGTGCGTCATACACGTTACCAGAAGTAGTTGTGCGTGTGTCAGGTATAGGCACGCCCATTGGAAATACTTCTTTGTATGTTCCAACTCCACCTGCACCTGTGCGCACAAATTCAATTGTTGCTCCAGCAGCAGCGCCTTCTTGAGTTAATTCTGGCTTAGGTTGGTCTTTATAACCTTGAGTAATACGAGCATTAGCCTCTGCTGCAGTTTCATTACCAATACGAGCAGAACGGTCTGTACTTTTTACACCCGCAGCAACCTGTTGTTTTGTAACAGCATCAATTAACGTTTGTTCGTCTAGTTCGGTGCCACCGCCGTCTACTTGCATAACTCCTGGGTTGCGTACCATTATACTCCAAATCCAAACGCTCTTGCAAGCCCTGTTGCTGCATCGCGTGCGTTCTCATTTGCTTCTTGTGTGAGGTCGTACTTAGGGTCGTTCTTAGCCTTCATCAATAAATCATAGTATGATGGCTGTTTCCCTTTTCCATCTGGACCAGCATAGTTAAGATATGACATTACAAATGGGTTATCCATCTTGACTGTCTTTGGGTCCATCTGCCATGTCTTTGCTAGCATGTTAATGACAGGAGAAGCAATATCGTATGTAGTTAAAGTTGGGTCTTTGTCAAAACGGTCTGCAAACTGTGGGTATTCTTTCTTAGCAATCTGCTGTAGTTCTACGTTGTAATCCTCTACAGTCTTGTTACCCATTGCAATTTCTTTTGCTGCAATACGCATATCATTCTCAGTAACACCAAGAAGTTGGAATGCATCTACCAATCCACGAACCTTAGCAAAAGCATCAAGTGCTTTAGCACCTAACTTGGTTTGGTCCTTGAAGTCAATCTTTGAATAAACGAAGTTCTTTGCAAAGTCTGTAGGCTTAAAGAATGATGGGAACTCTTGACGAGCAACAGATTCAACAATCTTCTTTTGTGCTTCTGCTGTTGCCCCAGGCTTAATTTGAGTACGTGCAGATGTAACAATCTTTTCGATTTGCTTGTTCTGCTCTGTCTCAAAAGCCTTCATGAAGTCTTTAATATCATCTGCACTTAACTTGCCCACAAAGTCAGCCTCTTTCATGGCTGCTTCAAGAAGCGCCTTGGCTGAGTTGTAAGTTAGTTTAGTAACAGATGTTTGAGTTGAAGACTGTGATGTATCTGATGGCTTGCCAGCATCATTGTTTTCTGCTAAAAGGCTAGCAAGAAATGGTGCAATACTGTTGAGGATAGCAGCATCTTGCGCATCCTGGTTAGGTGTTGCTGACTTTTCTGCCATTAGTTAACCGCCTTCAAACTGTCGTTATCGAAGTAATTCTTAATTAGAGTCTCTAAGTTAGGGTCCCATTGCTTTACATACTGAGCAACCCATTGGTTGTAACCATCACGGATTACTGCCTTACGAGGGTCGTAATCTGGCAATGATTGATAGAATGTAACGAAGACATTTCGTGCCTTCATAAACAATTGAGTATCTTTCCAGAACTGATTATTCTGTTGCTTACCCATAAACTTAGGGTCTTGAGTAATAAGAGTTAATGCTCGAGCATACTTGTAAGATGTATCTCCGCTAGCAGATAGTTGGTACTCGTCATACCATGCTTGGCTTTGATTCTTAAATGTAGACTCCACTAACTGCTCCAATGGAGCCTTTAGTTCTGGGTGAGCACGTAGTGTCTTACCATCAGTAATCTTAGCCTCTAGTGCATCACGAACCAAGTTGTACTGGTCCCATGTACGCTGCTTCATGCGCTCGCGCTCAACTTCTTGTGGTGTTAACTTAAAGTCGTTAATATTTTTGCTGGTACCAGGAAGTTTAAGGTTAGGATTACTTAAGATAGAAAGAATGTTATTTGACTGCTCTTCTGGGTTTCTACTAAGGTCAGCAGTCAATAGACTTACTAATCCAACATCACCCTTTTCAATTGCAGCAAGTTTGCCAACTAGGTCATCGTTATCTTTAAACACACGCTGATATGCTTCGTATGTTGCTGGAATACTAATATTCTTTGAAGAGCCAGTAAAAGTAATGCGGTCAAGCATAAACTTAGGACCCATAATAGCAAGCATCTCATCACCTGCAGCATCACGTGCCTGCTGTGTTCCGTAACCTAACTTATCATATTTATCAAGCAACTTGTAATACAAGTTAGTTGACATACGCATAGGATTAGTTTCTACCTTGAAAGGTACACCAGGCCCAACAAAACCTGAAATAAATTTCTCAGTCCATAGAGCCTTTACTTGTCTTTCAATCTCTGTATCTGATGGGAACTTATCTGTAACTCCCATTTCTACCAACATTTTGTGGTAGTTATATACTGAACGCCATGATGCTAGGTAATCTGCTTTACCTGGGTTACCAGTTGCAGCGTTCCATAGCGAGTTAGCCCAAGGTGGAGTCAACTGCTTAGTTAAAGATGTAGGTGCTCCATATGGAAAGATAATATCAAAGTAGTTAGTTCCATTGATTGTTAATGCTTCCTTAATACCTTCTTCGGTACCAGGAAACTTCTGCATTACCTTACCAACAGATAGTGCTGTAATAAACGATGGAGATGGCTGGTTAAGTAAGAATCCAAGAGACTTTGAATTTAATGCAATACCCTCATCCATGTATCCAAGACCCATTTCTTTGGTTCCTGGAAGGATTAAGTGAGTCATATCTACTAGATTCTCGGTAGGGTTACCGTTCTCATCAACGCCAAAACTCTGGAATACTCGTCCATAGTTATATGCAAACTGTGTAGCACGAACTGGGTTCTTTGCTGCAAGTCGACCATAGCGGTAGAAAGCATTAACTGTTGCTGTTGGGAATGCTACGGCAAAGCGTGCATTATGCAGCAAACGGTTCTCACGTCGTACTGTATAAACAGTCTTCTCGAGTTCCTGAATTGCTTCACGACCAGAAGATTGACGAAGTGCGTTCCATTGTGCAGGTGTCATTTCAATACCTTGGGAAATTAAATACTCTGCTTTACGAGCCATTACATCTAGTGCAACGTTATCAAAAAATGCGTTACGGATAGGGTTTTCAGCACTAGCCATCTTACGGAAAATTGCTGCACTAAAGTTATTAACAGCATTACTTAAATCAGCATATTTACCCACACCTAAGTTGGCTGAGCCATAGTTATAGTTACTTGGCACAATATCATAGAGTTCATCTACATAAGGAGCAAGCCATCCTTGTAGTTCTTGTCCTGTTACTTCTCGTTGAAGTATTGCTGCACGCGCCTCATATGATGGGAATGTACGGTTAACTAGTGCAATCTTATCTGCAAGATATGAGTTAACCTCTTTAGGGTCAAATATATCAAATGCACGTAGGTATTGAATACCATCACTGCTAGATGCCCAGCGTTGCAGTTCACCAATTGGTGTATTGCCTAAAATTAAATCGATAAGTGGGTCTCCGCGCATTACGCGGTTAGCAATATATTCTAACTCACCAAAATATAGTGGGTCTGATACACGTACCACATCTAATGGGACTTTGCGTTCTATAAGAGATTTGCGCGTTCCAACAGATAGTTCACCTAAGAAGTTAATATCAGTTGTACGTGCGTTGCTTACTTCTGCGCGTATTGCTGCGCTAAAGTTTTTATCTCCAGTTACGAATGAATCAATCGCCATGTACTGACCATTAACCATACGGTACTGTGATTCTCTAGAGTAATAACGCTTCTTAAACTTAGCATTCTTACCAAATACATCTGCTTGTTGCTTAAGCGCTGTACCTAATTCATTAAGAATATTGTCGATATTCTGGTATGCTGCAGCAACTGCGTTGTCAGCATCAAGGATGGCTTGCTTATTGCTTGCTAACTTATTAATAACGTTTCTGTAGTTAGCAAGTGCAGCCTTGGCTGATGCAATCTCTGCTTTCTTGCTTGAAGCAGTCGGTTTAGACTCTAGAAATGCAATGCGACGTTCTAGTGTTGTAACACCTGGGATTGCTTCTTTAACCCCTAGTGGCACTACAGCAGAGCGTAGGTCTAGTTCAATCTCGTCTAGAATAGATTTGGCTGACTTGAGCGCTTCACGCGCTGCGTCTAAATGCTGCGCCTTAGTTGCAGGAGATGTATTGCCAGACAGCAAGTCTTCTAATGAAGCCTGTGCATTATCCTTAATGGCTGCTGCGCGAGCATACATTTGCTTCTTATCGAGAACTGCTTTGTTAACAGCAATGCGTTCTTTACGATTTGCAACGTTTGATATCTTCCCTCTACCCCAGTTGCCAAAGTTACGTGCAGCATTGCTGCCAATGCTTGCCATATCTTGCCATAAAAATTCCATACCTTGTGCAATAGTTGCACTAACAATAGGCTCACCAAGTGACTGCTTAACAATGTACATAGGGCGTACAAGTACGTCAAATGTCCATAGACGGTTAAGGTCACGGAATACTTGCTGACCAATGTTTGCTGTAGCGCGAGCGCCAGCCTTTAAAGCACTCTTTTCAGTTGTTGCAATGAATTGACTTTCGATTGCATCCCAAGGTGTAAAGCGATATGATTCAGTCATCTGACGAATAGTCTGTGGGTCTACCAGAATCTGGCTTCCATCATGACCAATACCAAAACCATTTTGCTTTACTGATTCAATACCACGGTTTACGTTACCACGGAATGAACGGATGTGTGCTGAAATCTCACGTTCATCGTAGATACCAGCCTTGTATGCAAGCATACGACCGATTGATTCATCAATACTATCAAGTACTTCTACTTCATTCTTTCCAAGAGAATTCATATAGCGTGATTCAAACTCACGACGAACATCTCCTACTTTTGCAAATACTCCAGGAGCAATTTCAATATCCTTCGGTGCGTACTTTAGTCCTCCGTCTTTACCGAAAATTTTAGAGTCATTATTAAATAATTTAATATTATTTAAGAATGCATTAAGTTCTACGCGACCATCAAGTGGGCGTACACCAGAGAATGTAACAAAGCCTAGTGGCTTATATTCTGATTGGCGTGTGCCAAACTTTACTAGACGTACTGTTGCACGTCCAAAGCCCTTACCAATTTTAGTCTCAAAGATATCAGCAAACTTATCAAACTCGCGGTATGCTGCAACAGACTTAAACTGACGAATCTTTTCGCCTGCGCGAATTGCTGCAGACTTGCCAATAATTGGCTCCATTGGATTGTATAATTTACCACCAGAGGTTAGGTTATAGCCAGGGTCAAAGAATGCGTCACGAATCTTTACAAATTGTGGCTCATTAGCAATAGCAGAATCAAATGCAGACTTTAAGCGTGAAACTGCTACTCCTGTTGGAACATACGTCTGACCTGTTTGCAAGAAATTATTCTGTAACTGAGATGATGTGCTTGACAAATCAAACAATTTATCTGGTGCAGTATTTGCAAGACGCTCAAGTGCAGCAGGGTTGCCTTTATCTGCAAGAAGTAAATCTTTAACTACATCAGCATCAGTTGTTTCATGAATAAGCGGAATAAGTTTTTCATTAGTGCTGTACTTAGATACAAGGTTGGTAATAGTTCCCCAGTCCTTGCTTTCTGCAAGTACAACTGCGTGGTTGCCCGATACTGTCTGAGAACCCATAACACCATTAGTCTTAGCGTACTGAATACCATTGTTCATATCCGCTGCTAATTGGTCTACAGTCTTGTTCTTAGTATAAAGACCAGCCTTGCCAAATCCTATTTTACCACCAGCAACTGCAACTCGTCCAACGCCACCTAGTACTGCGTTACCAACTGCAAAGTCAGTAAGACCAGTAAACCAGCGACCTACTGCATTATCTACAAAGTTTTGCTTTAGGCTTTGGTCATTCCATAAATCAATTTTATTAACATCTAGTCCGCCCATAGGAAGAACCATTGCTGCAATACCGCTAATAGGTGTCATATCTGACATTGTAAGTGCTTGACCTACAGATACCTTAGCGCTGCGATTGTATGCAGCCTTTACATCGTCAAACTGAAAGCCTTCTTCGTATTGACCCTTCTTGTAAAGGGGAGACTGAAAGTCTGTAAGAAGTGCAGCAGTTGATACTGGACGAAAGATGTATGGTGATAGTACTTCTTGGTTAAGAGTAACAGCGCCCTGGAGTAATTTATCTCCAACACCCTTAACTACTTTCTTACCAATACCAAATCCAGGAACATTACTTGCCGCTGAATCGATACCACGCAGTGCGTCTTTTACAGTATTATGAAGAGTTTCTTCTTTTGCACGTTCTTCATCACTGAGGTAGTTTCCACCACCTGTAAGTCTCTTAAGAGCCGTAGGTACTGCAGCAATAGAGGTTGTGAAATCATTCCACCAAGCCATTGCTACCTCCTAGAAATCTCGTTTAATATAATTATATTCTCGTCCGCCTTTGACGTCTTCTCCAGTAACACCCATAATGAAAGCATCGCGGTCATCTATTGACTTCCAAGGTATTAAAGCAAGTTCAAATACTATTCCTGCATTCTGGTAACCAAGTGAAGTTGCAAACTTGTCTACGTTATCAAAGAAACTGCCAGGCATGAATGTTACATCTGCCATTATTGTGCCATTAAGAAGTTAACGAAACGCTTAAATGAATCTGGTGCATCCTTAGACTGTGCAGCAATTACCAAATCTGGTAGATACTGCTTTGCAATCATTGCATTCTCGTCTGGACGAGTGTTATTCTGTAGGTTTTTAGGCAATGCTTCTGAACCAGCACCACGGCCAAAGTCTACTCCAGTAGACATCGGTGTCATTGGTTCAGTATCTTCATCAAATATTGTACCAAGTTCTGGAAAGTTTATACCACCATAAGGTGCTTCTGATGCTGAAACATCTGATGCTTTAATAGATTTCACTGCTTGGTTACCTGTCACACGGTCTTGGTTGATTGCTTTATTTTGTCCATAAGCAAAGCCTGTATAGTCACCGCTTTGCCCAGCCCCACCTACGCCAGAGACATTAGCAGGATTATACTGGGGTCCTCCGTTTGGTCCACCACTTACCATGATTGCCTCCTACTTAAATTGTTTAAATGTATGAATTGGTTCAGAGCACATATTATCGTACTGAATCGCAATAGCAATTGCTTTACGAATCATTGTCTCTGCTTGATTAATTGTCTTTACTTTTTCCACACCCAACGCTGCCAATGCACCGAGGGCAACATCGCCACCACTACCCATAACGTATACATTACGAACATCGGTATCCCAAGAGTAATCATCAGAAATCGAGAAAACTTGCCCCTTGATTGAGACGAGGAATCCACCTTCGTTTTGTGCAACATCGCCGTCCTCTTTCATATCAATACCTGCATCAACAAAGTTCTTACGCATCTGCGGAATGAACTTCTGTGTCATATAAGTATTTAAATCTTCTTTTACAGTTGGCTTAGGTTGCACATAGCCATAATGTAATACGTTACTAGCGCGAGATGAACCACATCCAGCAATTAATACACCATTATTTTCTACAATCTTTGGCGTCTTACTTACTTGAAAGCGTCCATGCTCATCGCTCAAACGGGAATCACACCCTAATACCGACCATCCGTCACCCTGTATCGCTACTAGCGTAGTCATTTTATCCCCTAGTTGTTACTCGTCCCGAAGCCTTACCGCTACCACTGAGGGTAGATAAAATTGTTTGGATATCTGGTGCTGGTGTTGGTGCTGGCATACCCATTGGTGCTTCTGTTGGAAGGCCTCCTGCTGGAGCCGCGCCTGGAACAGGGGACGGCTGCTCAACAGGGGAAGGTGCAGCCCCAACAGGAGGAACTGGTTGCTCAGGAGCAAATGCTTCTGCAACAGCGTCTTCAAGAGTTGTACCCTTTTGACGAGCAGTAATAACTCCCGCAATCTTAGTTACGATAGATGCAGGGTCTCCGCCTGATGTAGCCATTGCTGGAATAGCCTGAGCCATTGCAGTAATGCCACCAAGGAGTGATGCACGCATACTTTCAATTTCAATCTTTTCAAGTTCCTGTGTTACGTTAACTGTAAATGGCAGTTCACGCATAGCCATATCCTTAGAGATAAGACCGCCACCTAAAGCCTGTAGCATAAAGATAAGTCCCTGTGCTGGGTTAAGACCAGCAAGCATACCATAACGTACATCTGCAGAGAAGTCGCCCTTGATATCTCTTGATGGCTTGTATGTAATCTCGTAAGGAGAACCAGAATCTACGCCACGAATGGTTTTTTCTTCTGGGTACATCTTCTCGTCAATTTCAAAGCACATGCTAATAACATCACGTAGTGATGATGCAAAGATTGCCTGTGCTGACTTGACCTGTGTATCAAATGCACCCATGAGTGCTTGTACGCCCTGACCAGTAACGATGCTAGCATCAATATTACCTGAACGTCCTTCTGGGTAACGAGTACCTGCGCGAAGTTCTTGGTTAAGAAGTTGAGATTCTGTGAACGCGCCTTGTGGAATGTTTAATTCGACACGTCGAACGCCAGCAGGGTTGGAGGTACGGATAACCGCATCTCCACCCAACTGGAGTTCTTGAACGTCTTGAGGTAGTACAATTGGTGCTTGAACACTTTTCTCTGCTGCTTCCATTGCCAATAAGGCGAAACGGTTGCGGAGAAGTTGGATACCTAATACGTCGTCGAATTGTCCACGCAGTTCGCCATCAATAGACGGCTTACGCGCCACGACAACCATCATCTTACCAAGGGGGTTAGCCGCGTAAGATAAAACTAAATTCTTTTTGGTTGGTAAATAGATTAATGATTGGTCCTTATCATAGTACCGAATCATCTCTACCTGTGAGTACAAGTCCTGCTTGTATCCATTAGCGCCAAGTAGTTCGCGCTCATACTCAGGGAACTGAGAAACCAGTTCTCCAAGTGTCATTATATATCTTTTAGCAAATGCAACGCAGCGTCCATAGCGGTCGAATTCTGGGTAAGCCCCAATCGGATTTTCTATGCGGATACGCGGCATCTTTGCTTCTTCGTCCAACTCAATCATGAATGGAACGAAACCATATGTTAGATACCAGTCTGCACCTGAGTACATCTGTACTGATAGGTCAGAGTGTGAAAAGTAGTTTGATGCAATACGGGTACGCTTATCAGCGAAAGCACGTGCTTTGTCGCTGACAGAGTTAGCCGCTGAACAGTTTACTGCTGGGAGTGGAGCCATGACCTCGGATAGGTCGCGTGCTACAACATCAATGAAGTTAGCAACTACGTTAGCATCTACACCGTCTGGAAAGAAGTCAGGATAAACCTGTGAAATTTGACCCTTACGGACTGCAAGGACATCTTGGTTGCGAGCATCGCGCTCGCTATTACGGTAACGTAACGCTTCAACGCGTGCTGCTACCTGTTCCATCGATAATGCCATTGTTATCCTAACTGTATTGTTGTGACCATTGGTCAGCGAATGCGTCATCTAAGTTGATTGCGAATCTGCGTTCAACCTGAGCGCGGGTCGCCCATCTGTTATTTGCGTACTGTGATGCTTGGCTTGAGCGTTGCATCATTTCTCTAATGCGAATTACTGCAAACCATAAAGCCATAACGACGTCAGTTGGGTTCTTAGTGTCTGGCTTCCAAGTAATGAGTTCCTGTACTAAAGTCTTCAGACCTTCAGAACCTTCATTGCTTGGTAGTTCAATAATGTTGTTATCCTGGAAACGACCATCGCGGGTATTACCAAAGAGGGTAGCCATAGAAGCCACACCAAAGGATGTGTCCCACTTGTTCTTACCAGTAAAGTGTGAATTCAATTGTGTGCCGTACCCTGCAAGGAAGTTACGCAAGTTATCATCCAGGGCGTAAGCCTTCTGGTGTGCGTTAATTTCAATACGCAGTTCTTGCGGTCTGTACTTCTCAACCCAGTCCTCAATGAGGTTCTGAATCTTAGCAGGAGTTGGCTCTGTCATATTGACAGCATCTAGAACGTAGATACGCCCATCTGCTCTGTTGTAGGTACATACCACCGCACCTGTAGCACCTGCCATAGCAGGGTCAAGTCCGATGATGGTATAACCTTCAACATGCTGGGGGTGTCCTGGAGCACCTGGTTTTAGAGGTCCTCTTTTTCGCATTCCGTTGACTGAGCCAGCCACACAGGTTGGAGAGAATATCGAGTCTTCTTGGACGTCTTCTTGTTGGTATACCATAGCCCAAACCGACGGAGCGACCTCAGAGCGACGCTTAAAGAGCGAGGGTCCATCCCATTTGGGGTATAAGCCATTTTCAAGTACATCGTCCAAATCATTTTCTTGCTGGTCAGTTTCTGGCCAGAGGGTTTGCCAATTCTTAGGTTTCTCGTCAAACTGCAATACGGCAGGCATAGCACAATATGTGAAGGGGGTTTTGCCACCTGTCCATTGTGAGCCATCTCGTATCATCTTGTACAGGTCAATAGAGGCTACACGGGTACCAACTATGATTAATTTACCGTGTCGTCCCAAACGGGTTATAACTTCCTTTTGCAACCACTCAATTTGTTTTTCCCACTCATGAGCGTTAGAACCCATCACCACGTCATCTAGGATAATTAAATCTGCACGTGCTCCGTAAATCTGAGAACCAAAGCCCAGTGCTTGGACCGTAGGGTCCTTTTCACCTGAGTCACGTCCTGTGCCTAGATAAATCATATCGGCGGACCATTGTGTTGCGTCCGCCTTGTACCCACCGTTAGGACCGAAAGCGGTCTGTAACTTCATGTAGCCTGGGTGGGAAAGGCGCGTCTTAATAGCGCCTAGGAACTTGCGAGCCATACCCTGGGTTTTAGAAACGATGATTACTCGCGTATTAGGGTTGGTCACAATCTTGTATGTCACATAGTTAGTTGTGATAGTAGTTGACTTGGCATGCTCGGGTGGTACGTTAATGAGCACACGGTTGGGGTCTCCCATCTCGTAGGTCATACCCGAAGGTAGCCAACGAGGTGTATTACCCTCAATTAGGTCAATCCAGTTCAGTTGGTGGTCAAATAACCTAGACCCCAGGAACTGCTCTGAGAACTCATGGAAAGGCATATCCTTAAGTTCTGCTAAATCTTGTTTGATGCCCTTGCCTGCAAGGCGGGCTTTGTCAGCCTTTTCTTTGAAGTCAGCATCTTGCATAGACCACTGGCGGAAGGCGGTGTCCTGACGGTCCACGGCGGCCATAGCGGCTGTAATAGTGGCACCCTGTTCTAGGAGGGCTAGTACTTTAGCCTGTGCCTCGTCCTTACTAAATGTCTGTTTTCCTGCTTTGCGACCCATTATATATCCCGTCCAATAACGCCGATTTAACGCCTCTTAGAAACGGCATAAGGGGGGCATTCTGATAAAAAATTCAAAAATTATATTATATATAGGAGGAGCGGAGTCTTAAACGGAGCGACTCCGTATATATTATATATATACTATAGAAGACCCGTTCAAACGGGTCAATTCCGAGTGGGTTGGGAAAGTATTTTCCCGAACCCCTGTATACTAAGCGTACGATGTGACGTACGTCACACTGTCCGAGGAGTACTTTAGGTACTCTGAGGGGGGTATTAAATATAACAGAAAATTATTATGGGAGTATATATATACAAACAAAAGCGTTTTTAATAAACCTCGGCTCAAAGATGCGCATTTATGCGCCTGTTATGCGCTTATTGTTATGCGTGAATGAATTGTGAATGAGTAACTATCTGCAAGGCTCATCTATAAATAGATTCCCCCGTTAATAAATAAATAAATTGCAGCGCAGATAAATGCGATAGATAGTTGAAACTTCAACTACTTTCCCCTGTCATAAAGCTTCTTTTCCCTGCCGTTCGGCTAACCGAACAGGCTCACGCTCACGCCTACGCTCACGACACGCCTAGACCTGCCCTGCCCTGCATGGTGTTGCAAAACCTTTTTTGATGGTAGGATTCGTGTAACGAATTAGGCAAATCCGCCTCATTCGGCTAACCGAATAGAAATGGAAAAACCCAAATGACAAAAGCAACTACAACAAAGGCTCCAAAGAACACGATTACAATCAAGGCTCCAAAACTCACTTCGGCATGGGTTTCGGTCTGCTCAACTTCTGCAAAGTCAGAAAGTGAAATAATCAAGGCTATTGAAAACCTAAGTGCAACTATGGTTCTCGAAAGTCGCTTATCGGTGAACGACCAAAAGAAGTTCATCAAAGGCTTAGAGGATTCGGGCAAAGTGTCCTCGTTCGTTAAGTCATCTCACGCGCCCGCTTTGCCTACATGGAGCAAATTGCGTGCGCTTCATGCAGATTTCCGCGCCCTGCCAATCGCTAAGCAACTATCAACCGCCAGCGCTTCTTACGACCTACTAGGCGCGGGAAATGGTGAGCAGATTAAGTCACTAGATGCGCTCCAAAAAGAAATTGCAACAGTCCGCAAGAACAAGAACGAGAAGTCTGCAAAGGCTCCAAAGGCTGAGAAGTCTGCAAAGGCTCCAAAGGATACCCTCGCGGAAATCCTCGCTTACTTCACCGCGCTGAACTTCTCAGAATTAAGCGAGAATCAGCAGGACCAAATCGCGGAAATCCATGCAGTTCTAGAGGGTAAGATGATTAACGCATAAGCAGAAAGAAAGTAGCCCCCGCGAAAGCGGGGGTTATTTTTTTGTCCAAAAATTTTGGTCGTCCCGACACAAACCAACACAAACCGAATGGGGCAAGGCACGCCAACGACTTAATCCAACACAAACCTTCCGAGCGACTGATGACCGCCACCGACCTGCCCCCGTTCGGCTAACCGAATGGTGATAGACAAGAACTTCTATCCATGCTAGACTAGTGTCTATCAGCAAGAGTTATACTTACTGAGAACCGACAATCGTTGTTCGGTTAACCGAATAGAAAGTGAGAACGAAATGCTAAACCTAGATGAGTTAATCACTCACTTAGAAGTACAGACCAACATCTTAAATGAGAAGCGTGCAGAGCAAGAACGCCATGAACGCGGTGTGCGTGCTATACGCGAAGCAAGCAACATTGAGCAGGCTTGACCCATACTTCTTTTGATGTTAGAATAAAGCCTTAAGCGGATAGCCTACCCTGAATTTGGGCAGGTGTAGGCTGGTGGCTCACGATAGGTAGTTACGCTGGTGCGAGTCCAGCGGTGAGCGCGTGATAACAAATTGTTATCGCTTGTTCGGTTAGCCGAACAGTATCGAAAGGTTATCAAATGGAACTGTTTAACTTAGAAGTAAGTAAGTGGGGCATCAGCCTAGAGACTTACTTTGGTGACATTTACTTGTATCACCGAGCATGGCTTACTGCACTTGGCATTGTCGTAGTGCTTCGCCTTGCTAAGCGTATTCGTGGAGCGTGGTAATTATGTACCCAACCGCAGATGAACTCGTAGCCAACGCGATTTCCGACACAAACTTATGGGAATCCCGACTAGATTATCAACTTGTCCAGGAAATTCTTGGGCATGACCTGTCGCAGAGCGAGTGGTCAGAACTTGTGGGTCAATTAGATGATGCCGTCTATGAGACTGTTATGAGTTACCAGAGATGATTACTATTGAACTCTCCGAGCGTGAGTGGAGCGCCATTATGGGTGCTTTGCGCATACAAGAAGAAGGTCACAAGCGTAACGACTTCAAGGCATTGGTGTCTGAAATGCAGGACATTCGCTCACGCATGAATGATGCCATGATTGACAGTAAAATAAATGCATGATAGAATAAGACTATTGCAAAGCGCAATGGTTCAGGTTGTTCGGTTAAACGAACGAGAAAGGTAATCAAATGACAGATGAAATCAAAGAAGTCTCTGTATCCTGTGCGGTATGTTTAATCGACATGACAGAAGATGATGCGATTACAACTGAGTATGATGAAACTGTATGCGGTGAATGTGTACAGACATGTTACAGATGCGACATGATAGGTTCTACCAATGACGACTTTCATGTGGTTGATGGTGACATGTGGTGTAACTCATGTACTGAGAATCGTGCATACTGGTGTGAGTCATGTGAGGAATACAATTCACAAGGCACTTCCTATGTATCAGACCGACAAGAGCATTGGTGCGAGATGTGCCTCAATGAAGCCTATTGGTGCGACTCATGTGATGAGTGGAACTCGGACGGTTGCGATAGTTGCTCAGATGAGGACGGTGGTCGTATCATTCACGATTACAGTTACAGACCTGATGCTATCTTCCATAGTGTAGATAAGAATGAACGCTTGTTCTTCGGGCTAGAGATAGAGGTAGAAGCAGGTCGTAACCTGCGTGAAGCCTCTGCTTATGCACACCAACTAGAAGCGTTAGACCTAGCCTATCTTAAGCATGACGGCTCACTTAATAGTGGCTTCGAGATAGTCACACACCCTATGTCTCATGAGTTCTTCAAGAATGAAGCACAAGAGTTATGGGATACACTAGAACAGTTGCGTAGTAACAGTGCATACCGAGTCAAGTCATGGGATACCAAGACATGTGGCTTGCACATTCACATCTCACGCACGGGTTTTAGTGGTGGCGCACACATGCACCGCTTCCTCAACCTTGTGTATTCTAATCCTGATTTCTATTCAACGCTTGCTGGTCGTACCTCTGACCAATGGGCTAAGTTCACAGACATCTATCGCAATGATTACAAGCGCGATAGTAATGGTGAGCGTATCTGGGACATGGACAATGGATACGAGGTTATCACTACGCGACAATTCAAGCACAAGTTAAGTACAGATTACAATAGTGACCGCTATTCAGCAGTCAATACCAATAACAGAGAGACACTAGAGATGCGTATCTTCCGAGGTAGTGTCAATGGTAACACCATCAAAGCCCAGATAGACTTAGCGCATGCCAGCGTTGAGTACACCCGAACCCTTACTGTCCAAGATGTGCGCGAAGGTGCGCTATCTGCCGATAACTTCATGTGGTATGTATTCCAGAATGAAGCGTTGTACCCAGAACTTTCAGCCCGTATAGATAAACTAGTCGTTCGGTTAGCCGAACAGAATGTGAGCAACTAAATGTGTCTACTCGTTGTAGCCTCGCCTAATTCCACGCCTCGTAAGAAGGACTTGGAATGTGCATCATGTAATAATCCGCATGGCTTCGGCTTTGCAGTCATCACGCCTAATGGCATTGTCACAGGTCGTGGCATGTCAAGCAAGAAAGTAATCAAGCAGTTCTTAGAAGTACGCAAGGAGTTTCCAGATAGTTATGCTATGTTCCATGCTCGCTATGCTACGCATGGTGTCAAGAATGAGGAGAACTGTCACCCATTCAAGGTTAAGAATAGTTACGATACTTACCTAGCACACAATGGTATTCTTGACATCAACATCTCAGCAGGTGACCGCAGAAGTGACACGCGTATCTTTGCAGAGGATACATTACCTGCTATGGGTGGTGTTACCGCCCTTGATGATGACCATGTGTGGGCTATGGTTAGCAAGTGGTCATTAGGTAGCAAGATTGTAGTGTTCACCCTAGACCCTAACGCTAAGGAGACATGCTACATCATCAACGAAAGTTCAGGCTTCTGGGACGATGAAGGCATGTGGTGGTCTAACTCTACATACAAGCAATCTACATGGGGTAGTTATCTAGGATTGCCCAGTCAAGCGTCGACTACGGCGCTCAATGATAGCGGTTACGAAGAAAGCGGATACATTACTGAGTGCGCTCATTGCTTGGGTATCCCAGAGATAGATTCCAATCCGTATTACTGTGAGATGTGTTTCACATGCTACGATTGCGACGGCATGTATCAGGACACATGCCTATGCTGGACACCAGAGAAGGACAAGTATGCCTACAATGTAAAGGGGAGAGTAAGTGGATACTACAATGACTCATTCGGATTCTAGCGTTCGGTTAGCCGAACAGACAGACCCGTTCAAGGGAATGTGGGTGGCTGGGTGGATTACCTCGACACAAACTGTCGACGGACTCGTCCACTACGGACCATTCAACACGCAAGAAGAAGCACTTAAGTGGGGTAAAGAACTAACTAATGTAGAGGTGTACCGAGTATTCGTACCCTCATGGAACGCAGGATAGGAGCATCATGACCACAGAACAAAGGGAACAATTGCGGGAAGTATTGATTGACTACCTGCAATATCTCACATCAGAAACAGATATCCGTTTAGATAAAAAGATAGCACAGGTACGATTACTACTAAGAGAGGTAGCATAATGGTAAATAGCATACGAGTACGAGTGAAGTATGAAGAGTGGCTTACTATCGAAGATGTAGAGTCGGAAGACCAAGCACTTAAGATTGCGTACAACATCACAGTAGATGAGTATGGTCAGGAGTTTGCCGACTATGCTGTCTTTGACCTAGAGCAGGAGGTAGGCGCATGAGTTACGAACCACCATTAAATGATGATGTATTCGAGTTAGATGATGAGTACGAGGAACTTGACGAGGATACACTTGACGACCTAGTAGACTACGACGGGGAACCAGATAGGATGTGGGGAGATGATTAGCACACTACATGGTAACTGCACAGGGGATGCCAACCCTGATGCATGGTTCCCTGAACTAACGCGGGGCAACCCGTCCGATACTAAAATGCTGGCATTAGCCACAGAGGTACGGCGTGCTATCGGTGAGTGCTACACATGCCCTAATCAGGCTGGATGCCTTGAAGAAGGGATGCAACCTAAAAACTTGTCATATGGTATTTGGGGTGGTAGACTTGCAGGTGAAAGAATGCTCATGGCGGATGAACAGGGCATTGATTATATGGTTGAGGGTCGAGCAACAGGTACAGTGCATATGCGAAGCAATTCGGAACGCACTGGCAAGGGCAGGCATAAGGGTATGGTAGTAATCAAGGAAGATGAGAGAGTAACTGCCGAAGCAAAAAAGAAAGCACTTATATTCCTAAGAAGGATACGACCTTGGATTGAGGTACCAGAATGACCAAGAAACTTGCAGTACTGTTTATCTTTGGGCTTATCGTTTATCTTATTGGGAACAGGAATGAGCCTTCGGTAGAGGAGATACCCCAAAGGGAATGGGCAGTAGAAGATAGCAAGGCTTATGCTCAGGATGTAGTTCTAGCGTGGGCTGGTAATCAGTACGAGTGCTTAGATAAACTCTGGACGCAGGAATCCAACTGGCGGTCAGAGGCATACAACAAGATAAAAGTAATGGGTAAGAACGCTGGCGGTATACCGCAGATACTAGGGCTAGACCCTAAGACTCCTGCACCATTACAGATTGACAGAGGCTTCGCCTATATCATGCACAGATACGGCACGCCTTGCATGGCATGGAAGTTCCACGAACGGAAAGGCTGGTACTAATGCCAACGTATGATTTCAAATGTAACACTTGTGGTGCAACCAGAGAGGTATTCATCTACCACAAGGATTACGAGAAGTATATTGTAAGATGTGAAGTAGATTACAAACCTATGGAACGCATCTTCTCAGCACCAGCAATTAAGTTCAATGGCTCTGGTTTCTATTCTACAGGAGGGTAAATGACTGATGAGGAAATGCAGAAACTACAAGAACAAATTATCGAAGGTATCGAAGAATACTTTGATACTTATGACTGGGACAAGGCGTTCAAAAAATACCTGGAGGATAAATGAAAGATAGTAATTGGGACCTAGACTTTAGGGCTGGTCTAACAGGAGAGAGTAAGATAGCAGACTTGCTACACATTGACACAGTAGAAGTCAAAACAGATAGACGTTGGAAAGATACAGGCAATCTATATATTGAGACAGAGTGTTGGTATGTAGGTAGCGAGAGTTGGGAGCAGTCTGGTCTACGAGTTAGCAAGGCAACTCATTGGGCATTCGTGCTAGAAGATTCAGTACTCATCGTACCGATACACCGACTCAAAGAAGCAGTATGGGAGATAGGTAAACCTATTACATGCAATATCCCCCCAAATCCATCGAGGGGATATCTAATTGCAACTGGTGCTTTACTGGAACATATACGTCTTGCTAGGGCTAGAGAGATTGCCGAGTTCGAAGAACACGAACGATGGGAGATTTATGGATAACGAGTTACTTAGTGGTATCTTCTTTATCCTTATCGCTGTCTTCATCGTGACTATCGTCTTTCCGAACATCGTTCGACTCATCCTTATCTAGGAACGGACGGAATCCGCCGAGCCTAGTGATGAGCCTTTTAATGGCACGATTGTGGCGCATACGCGCTGCATCATCACTAGGTAAGGCGAGTTCTTCTGCAATCGCAGCATTACTTAATGAGTTTGCATACTTGTGATAGAGAATATGTCTATCCTCTGTAGATAGTTTCAGATATGCAGCCCTAATCTCAGCCATCATAGCCATCATATTGCCACCCTCTGCTGGTGCAGAAGGCTTACCAGGCATACCTAAGTTAAGTACTGGTGCTTCTGTTACATCGCCACGCAATACTGCTGGCAAGATAGCCTCAACAACTGCTGGCTCGTAGTAGAATAAATCTGATGGCTCATAGCCCAATGACTTTGCTTTCCAGTATAGACAATAGTCTAATGCTTGATTGCGTAATGAACGATAGAGTAGGTTCTGCGTAGACTTCTTAGAAAAGCCTTCCCATTCAGTTAACTTCTTAGGGTGCGACACAAACCATTCATAGAGCGACTGCTTAATATCTTCGCGGTCGACCATTG